AAGGCATAATTTTTTCATCATCACCTCACGCATTAGAAAATTCGAACAATAAATTGAACTTGTTTGCTTTTGGAATGTTTAGAGACTTTGGGTACGTCCCTGGACCTATGACTTTAATTGACGGAATATTTAAGCTAGTACCAGGCGAAGTATTAATTTACGATCATAATACAAAGAAAAATACAAGTAAATCTTTATGGAAACAAAAATTTGAGACGAGTGAATATACTGTCGAAAATTTTCAAAATAAACTCGAAAAAGCTGTATCGTTATCTTCAATTTGTTCAAGAAATAGAGGCGTATTTTTATCTGGCGGTTTAGACAGCACTTCTGTCATGCACTACTTGGGGCCAAGAGATAGCTATCAAACTTTTACTACTCGCTATAGTCCAAGCGATGACGCTCTATACAACAATGATGCTGATTGTGCATTAATGCTAGCTGATGAATACGGACTAACTCATACAGAATTGAGAGTTACCAGTGATAGTTTTGTAGATCATTTTGAAGAATCTATAGAGGCATTAGAGATGCCTACTTATAATAAGAATAATCCTTCGTATCTTATGATAAATAAAGTAATGAGAAACAAAGATGTAATCATTACTTACTCAGGAGATGGCGGAGATGAAATGTATACTGGGTATGTTACCCACAGCAGATATAAAAAGGACGAAGATGTTTTTAAAGCTCATCACGAAGCAATATCTTGGAAAAGAGCAAAAAGAGTACAGGTTGCGTCGGCAAAAGATGAATACTCAGGAATTAAAGGCTACTGCGAATATATGCGGGATTGGTTTCCAACTCATATGTTTACAGATGACTTTTTAAACAACTGTTTGTTTGTAGAAATGTTAACTCGAGTTAGCGAAGACTTTTTAGCACGAAACGACAGGTTTGGAGCTTACTTTGGTATGGAGGGCAGATTTCCTTTATTGAATAAAGAATACTATAATTATATTATGGGAATACCTTCTGAGGTTAAAATGAAGCAACCTAAAGACAAAAGATGGAATGACGGAGAGTATAAGTATCTAGCTAGAGAAGGTTTGAAAGGCGTACTTCCCGAATACATTACAGGTAAGATTAAAACAGGCTGGTCAATACCCGATGCTCAATGGAAAAGAACTGAAGGAGTTCGGAAAGCAGCTTTAAGTAAGGTTGGAAACAGTATTGATAATCTAGTAAACTGGAACGCTAACATAGGAGGCAAAACCGTTTACTCTGTAGGATATTTTAAAGAATGGGCGAGAAGATATAATGTTAGTCTCTAGAAAAGATATACAATACGAAAGCATTGAGCAGGGTAACTTTCTGAAACTACCTGTGGAGCAGTATTTAGGTCTGTTAGGTATTGAAGCCATTCCTTCTCAAATTGCAATAATAAATGCAGTGAATTCTAAAAAGTATAGATTTGTTTGCGCGGCTATTAGTCGGAGACAAGGAAAAACATATATAGCAAACATACTAGGACAGTTAGTGTCTTTAGTTCCCGGTTGCCATATACTTGTCATGTCTCCTAATTACAACCTGAGTCAAATCTCATTTGACTTACAAAGACAGTTACTGAAACACTTTGATCTTGAAGTTGCAAAGGATAATGCAAAAGATAGAGTAATAGAACTAACAAATGGCTCAACAATTAGAATGGGCTCGGTGAATCAAGTTGATTCTACAGTAGGAAGATCTTATGACTTTATTATCTTTGACGAAGCTGCACTCGCTGACGGGGAGACTGCTTTCAATGTTGCGCTCCGTCCTACTTTGGATAAAGCGGAAAGTAAAGCCTTATTTATATCCACGCCTCGGGGGAGAAATAATTGGTTTAGTAGGTTCTATCAAAGGGGGTTCAATGACGAATACCCCGAGTGGTGTTCCGTTCACGCTACTTGGCAAGACAATCCTAGAGCAACTGCAGAGGATATAGAAGAAGCTAAAAAGACTATGAGCGAAGCCGAATTCAATCAAGAGTATATGGCTGATTTTAATGTCTTTGAAGGACAGATCTGGAAATTCGATTATGAAAACTGTGTAGCCGATCTATCAGAAATGGAGTTTAGAAACTGCGATGTAATATCAGGATTAGACGTTGGTTTCAAAGATCCGACCGCGTTTCTAGTTATTATGTTTGATGGTGAAAAGTTTTATGTTGTAGAGGAGTATTATGAGGCTGAGAAGACTACGGAACAACACGCAGAAGTAATAGGCGAAATTATGGAACGAAGGTTGGTAGACTACTGTTTTATAGACTCAGCAGCACAACAAACTAGATTTGACTTAGCACAGAACTATGATATAACTACTACAAACGCTAAAAAATCTGTCAATGACGGGATCGCTCATGTATCTTCTCTAGTCGAAAACAACAGATTAATTATAGATCAAAGATGCCTAGAAACTCTCCGTAGTATGGATCAATACCGTTGGGATCCAAATCCTAACTTAATTAGAGAAAAGCCTCTACATGATTCTAGCTCTCATATGGCTGACGCTTTACGTTACGCTCTCTATAGCTTTGAGACAAATGCGACGTCGTTTTAAACCCCAAGAAAAAATAATTCTTGACTCTCAGGTAGATGGGTAGTATAATTTGTTAAATCTTATGAAAAGGTACTTTATTAAATACATAAGAGATGGAGCCAAGTCAGGTTACGATAAATCCGGAAAATGTTATATATGTGGTAGCGAGGAAGGATTGGACTTTCATCATTTTTTCAGTCTTAGCGAACTTGTTACAAATTGGACAAAGAAACTAAAGCTCAACATAACTACGGAAGAAGAAGCTTTTAAATACAGGGACAAGTTTATAAAAGACCATGAACAAGAATTATTCAATGATGCTGTAACTCTTTGTCACCAGCACCATCAAAAACTTCATTCAATATATGGAAGAAACCCAAAATTAGTTACTGGGCCTAAACAACGGCGATGGGTTGAGTTACAAAGAGAGAAATATGGCTTGGTATAATTTTTGGCAAAATAATCAAAAGATAGTGGAGGTAGAGGAAAAACTTAACCCCGCTCAAGAAGACATCGTGATGATTGAAGGTCACGGTGAGATTACTTCTAAAGAGATTGTTTCAAATTACACTTCATACTACGAATACTTAGAGGTAGTGAATCGTGGTGTGAATATGATCGTAGATGATACAGCTGAGATTCCACTTTTAGTGAAAGAACAGCTAGGTCTAAACCCTGTAGTAAAGGGAATGAGAAGGTCTAGACTTCAACTAATGTTGAATAAGGAACCTAATCCGTTTCAAGATATATCAACTTTTAAGCGAAACCTCATCGTAGATTTTATTTTAGACGGAAACATTTTTATATATTTTGATGGGTCAGGACTGTATCATCTACCCGCAAACTATATGGCGATTGAACCACATGAAAAGCAGTATGTAGATCATTACAGCTTTCAAGGTGGCAATCAAAATTTTAGTACTGAAGAAATAATACATATAAAAGAAAATAGTTTCTACAGTATTTATAGAGGAACAAGTAGGCTCAGACCAGCATCGAGGACAATGTCACTCTTGACTAGGATGAGAAACTTCCAGGATAACTACTTTAAGAATGGAGCAGTTCCTGGTTTGGTAATTAAGTCACCAAACACTCTATCAGAACGAATTAAAGAAAGAATGGTTCAATCTTGGGTAACAAGGTATAGACCAGACAACGGAGGCAGAAGACCTTTGATACTTGACGGAGGCATGGAGTTAGATGAAATATCTAATTTAAGTTTCCGAGAAATGGACTTTCAAAAGTCTATAGTAGACAATGAAAGTGAAGTATTGAAAGCATTAGGTATACCTCCGATATTATTAGATTCAGGTAATAATGCCAACATACGACCCAACCATAGGTTGTATTATTTAGAGACAATTTTACCAATAGTGAGAAAGATAAATTTTGCACTAGAAAGATTTTTTGGTTTTGAGATAAAGGAAGATATATCTAATATTCCTGCTTTACAGCCAGAATTAAGAGACGCGGCTTCATATTATTCTTCGTTAGTAAATGGAGGAATAATGACAGTAAATGAAGCCAGAGAAGCATTAGCTTACGAACCTTTGGATGGACAAGACGATATAAGAGCCCCTGCAAATATAGCGGGTTCTGCAGTAAATCCTGACTTAGGTGGTAGGCCAGAATCAGAGGAGACACCAGAAGATGCGTAAAGAAACTATGTTGGAAGAGGTTCTTGATTTTATGATTGATAAAGGAGAGTTCCTAGGTTTTAGACAGTATGAATCTTACAAAAAAGAGGTGCCTTACCCTGCTAGAAAAGTAAGGGCTATGTTTGGTGCTTGGTCTAAGATCAAGAAACAAGCCGCAAGAATATACCCCGAAAAGTGGGCCTTAATCGACCCTAATGTTGAAGTTCCTCCACCTCCCGCCCCTGAACCTGCACAGCCCTCTATACAAGAAGCTATGGCAGCAGCAGAGGAGAAAGAGGAGACTGGAGAACTCTCAGGAACAGCAAGACCTGCTGACGGAGTGTTTGGATAATGAATAAAATCTTTCACATTGGTTCTTCTGACTTCAAAGCATTTGAAGAGGAAGGCGATCTACATATAACTGGAATGGCTAGCACTATTGATAAAGATCGTGTTGGTGATATTATAGAAGCTGAAGCCTGGGAAAAAGGAGGGCTAAAAGACTATTTAAACAATCCAGTTATTCTATTTAATCACGATTATAATCAACCTATAGGCAGAGCTGTAATGGTAGAGACTAACAATGGTGGGCTTCAAATGAAGGCTAAAATTGCTAAGTCTGCAGGCCATGTAGGTGAATTAATTAAAGAAGGTGTCCTTGGAGCTTTTTCCGTTGGTTTTCGAGTCAAGGATGCTGAGTATATGAAGGAAACCGACGGATATAGAATCAAGGATGCGGAATTATTGGAAGTGTCAGTTGTATCAGTACCTGCCAATCAAACTGCGACCTTTTCTTTAGCGAAGAGTTTCGATTCCTCTGAGGAATACGAAGCATTTAAACAATCTTTCACGACTGCTGATGCAGAATCAAAAAGTGATGTGTCTCAAAATGATGACACTATTCAAAAAGAAGAAGCTGACCAGTCAATGCCAAAAGACTTATCTCAAGTCGAAGCACAGGAGAAAGAAATGAGTGATGTTGATATTGACGCCATCGTACAGTCTGCCGTTGAGAAGGCGACTACTGCCATGGCAATGAAAGAAGCTGAGCGTAAGGCTGAAGAAGCTACTCGACTTGAAGAGGAGCAAAAGGCTGCAGCTGAGGCGGAAGAGCAGAAGAAAGCTGAGGAAGAGCGAATTTCTGTAGCTGTCACGACTGGCGCTGAAAAGCTTATGGAAGATCTCGAAGAGAAATTCCAACAGAAGGATGCTGATCACGAAAAAGTGGTTGCTGAACTTCAAAAAGAAATTTCTGAGAAATCAGAAGAAATCATGAACATCCGAGAAAGCAAGCGTGTGTTTGCTGATCGTGGTGGAAAGAAAGGTATTGGTGAAGGTTTTGAAACTGAAATCGCCGATGCTTCAATATTGGGTGTTATTACTCGAAAGGGTTGGGACACGGACTATGCTAAGGATTTGATGGAGAAAGCCACTCCTAATGACAACTCCTCTATTATAGTACCTGCCGCTGAAACTGTAACAGTGTTTGAATCTATTGCGTCAACGCAAGTAGAGCAAGACATTGAGCTTGACCTTGTACTCAAGCCTCTATTTAGAGAAATACAAATGACAGCAGCAGCAATGCGTATTCCTACATTCCCAGATGCAGGTTATGCTGAATTTGCTGGTGGTGGTTCTTCCTTTACAACCGCTGCTGGATCAGGTTCTGGCTCCGCCTTCAAAGGTAACTTAGAAGCAAGAGATGACACTGTAGGTTCACCCTACTCTGGCATGCAAATGACTTCTAAAGTTCTTACTGTTGATAAGTTAGTATCTACTACTTATCTTGCAAAC